ATGCTGTATTTGATTTAGGTTGGGCAGATCACACAGCTATTTGGTTTGTTCAATTTATAGGCATGGAAACAAGATTAATCAATTATTTGCAAGATACGCAAAAAACTATGAGCCATTATTTGCAAGAACTGCAAAAATTAGGCTATGTTTACGACACTATTCATTTACCACATGATGCAGAAAGCAAAAATATTGCGTCTAATGGTCGTTCTATTGACGATATTGTAAGAGCTGCAGGATATAAAACTAACATTTTACCTAGAGTTCCTGTGGTGGATTCCATAAACGCTGCACGAACCATATTCAGTTCTTGTTATTTTGATAGAGAAAATTGCGCAGATGGTCTTCAATGTTTACGCCATTATCGTTACGAAGTTGATCCCGATACAGGTCAATTTAGTAGGACACCTTTACATGATGTTTATAGTCATGGTGCAGATGCTTTTAGATATATCGGATTAATGATTCATGACAAAAAAGAACGTAAGATTCAAAAGCAAACATTTACACCAAATGTAGGTTGGATGGGGTAAAATAGCGAAAGGTCTAATAGTATCTAGCTATTAAACCTTTCTTACCACATTAATTTACAGGAATTAAAATGGCTATTAAAGATTTTGACATAACAAAAGAAATATTGCATCAATATTTTGAATATAAAGATGGTGTTTTATATTGGAAATTATCAGTAAGCAATAATGTAAAAGCTGGTTATAAAGCAGGATGCACAAACAATAATGGATATACCATTATTAAATTATTTAAAAAATATATATATGCTCATAGAGCTATATTTATGATGTTTAATGATTATGTTCCAAATATAGTGGATCATATTGATGGAAATGCTAGAAATAATCGTATTGAAAATTTAAGAGATACAAGTAAAGCTCAAAATGCCTGGAATAGTAAATTGCATAAAAACAATTCTAGTGGCATTAGAGGTGTTAGTTGGAACAAGCAAACAGGAAAATGGAAAGCAGAGATTCGTGCAAATGGTCAATGTTATTTCCTAGGCAGATTTTCAACGTTAGAAAGCGCAAAAAAAGCTATTGATTTAGCAAGAAATAAATATCATGGTAAATATGCAAGAATTAATTAGGAAATAAACATGGCAAGAATGAAAAAAACTCAAGTTGTTGATAACGACCCAAGAATCCAAGACGCGATTCAATTCTTACAGTTTGCTAATGAAGCAGACCAAATGAATAGAAGTGAAGCGTTAGAGGATTTAAAGTTTGCAGCAGGTGACCAATGGCCTGTTGAAATACAAAATTCAAGAGTTTTAGAAGCAAGACCATGTTTAACAGTCAATAAAGTTGATGCGTATTGCCGTCAACTCACTAACCAAATGCGTCAACAACGCCCTCGCATGAAAGCGCATGGCATGAATAATGAATCAGACGCAAAGATGGCCGAAATCATTACAGGTATTTTCCGTCACATTGAAGTTCAATCAGATGCAGACCAAGCCTATGATAAAGCTGGTGACTTTGCAGTAAGAATGGGTTGGGGATATTGGCGTGTAACTACAGATTATGTTCGCGATGATTCATTCGATCAAGAAATCTACATTAAAGCTATTGATAATCCTTTCACAGTTTATTTTGATCCTAATTCAGTTATGCCTGATGGATCAGACGCAGAAAAGGTATTAATCACTACAGTTATATCTAAAGAAAACTTCAAAAAAATGTATCCTAATGCCGAAGTGGATCAAGGATTCACAATGCGTGGCACAGGTGACACTAATCCTGAATGGGTTATGAAAGAGGATATTAGACTAGCTGAATACTTCTACACAGAACGCAAACCAATTAAATTACATTTACTATCTGACGGCACAACAGTTAAATCAGATGAATTACCACCACAAGACGTTTTAGATATTGCAGGCATTACAATCATTGAAACTCGTGATTCATACGAGAAAAAGATTAGATGGTGCAAACTAACATCTATGGAAGTATTAGAAGAAGGCGAATGGGCTGGTAAATACATTCCTATTATTCCTGTTTATGGCCAAGAAACCGTAGTTGAGAATAAGAAAAAGAAATTTGGTATTGTAAGAATGGCCAAAGACCCACAAAGAATGTATAACTTTTGGCAAACTTCACTTACTGAATCAGTTGCATTAGCACCTAAAGCTAAATGGTTACTTGCTGAAGGTCAAGATGAAGGCCATGAGAATGAATGGGCTATGGCTAACATTAAATCTATGCCTGTTTTACGCTATAAACAAACAGACATTGATGGTAAGCCTGCACCTGCTCCACAAAGATTGCAACCTGAACCACCGCCAGCAGGCATTATGGCGGCTGCTCAATCAATGACTACAGACTTAATGCAAGTTGTAGGTATATTTGACCCAGCTCAATTACCTCAAGGCAATATTTCAGGCAAAGCCCTACAAGGTCAGCAACAACAAGTTGATTTAACCAATTTCCATTACTATGACAATTTAACTCGTTCTATCCGTCAAACAGGGCGCGTTATTCTAGACTTAATTCCAAAGATTTATGATAGACAAAGAGTTATGCGTATCATTGGTGACGATGGCAAACCTGAAATCTTAACTATTAACGAATACGGACAAGACGAAGAAGGCATTACAAAGATTCTTAATGATGTCACAGTAGGCGAATATGATGTAGTTATGGATACAGGCCCAGGCTACAACTCTAAACGTCAAGAAGCTGTTGACGCTATGATGCAATTATTTGCAGCTGACCCAGCTTTAATCCAACAAGCAGGCGATTTAGTAGTAAGAAACATGGATTTCCCAGGTGCAGAAACTATTGCTGACCGATTAGCAGTTAATAACCCATTAGCTAAAGTGGATGACAAATCTAAAGTGCCACCAAGAGTCCAAATGGAATTACAAAAACTACAAGCTCAAAATCAACAAATGCAACAACAAATGCAACAAATGCAAATGTTTATTAAACAACGTCAAGACATTGAGCAAGTTAAACAAGATCACGAAACTAAACGTGAACTTATGCGTGAAACAGGTAAAGCACATAATGTTGAGAAACAATTGGAAGCACGAGTCCACGATGTCAACACTAAAGCAGTTACCGCACAGAATAAGACTGAAATTGAAGCTATTATGGAGTTATTGCTACATCACATGGATACAGCACGTCTAGAGCGTGAAATCCAAGCTAGAAACATAGAGCAACAAGCTTCAGAACTTGCATCCGTTGAGTCTATTAAAGACCAATCGATTGCAAGATAAGTAATTTTGTAGTATAAAGGCAAAATATCTACCAATGGATTACATTGGGTAAAAATCTTGGGGAAATCCATGTCAGAAAGAGAAGCAGGACAAGTATTAACTTCTGAAAATTCAGAAGCGTTTTATGCAAATAAGTTGGGTTTAGCTGCAGAAGCACCAGCAGAGGCTGAAGTAGAACAAAAAGTTCAAGAGGAAACTCCTTCAGAGCCTGTTGAGGAAGCAACAGATCAGAGTGAACCGCAACCTGAAGAAACAAAAGCAACGGAAGAAAAGAAACCAAATCCAAAGCTAGAGAAAAGATTTTCAGAGCTTACAAAGGCTCGTAAATTAGCAGAAGAAAACGTTGCTAAAGAACGAGAGCAAAGGGAAGCGCTAGAAAAAAGACTCAAAGAATTAGAGCAAAAGGTCAACCCAAAACCTACGGAAGTAGAAGAAGTTGAACCCAAGCCTGAACAATTTACTGATGCCTTTGAATATGCAAAAGCATTAGCTGAATATTCGGCTGAACAAGCATTAAGAAATAGAGATAAGCAAGAAGCTGAACGTAAAGCCAATGAAGAAAGACAAAAACTTGTCCAATCTTGGCAAAAGAAGCTAGAAGTTACAAAAGCCGAGTTTCCTGACTATGAGGATATGGTAGCAAGCGCTGATGTGCAGGTAAGCCCTGAAATCAGAGATGCAATCCTAGAATCAGAAGTAGGGCCTAGAATTTTGTATCATTTAGCTGAAAATATCGAAGAAGCTAGACAAATTGCTGAAATGCCTATGATTAGTGCGCTCCGAGCCATTGGAAAATTGGAAGCAAAGTTTGAGGTTAAAGATACACCAAAAGAAGCCAAAGCTGAAGCTGAAACGAAACCTTCTGTAGCACGCAGTAAAGCACCTGCACCAATTAGTCCCATAAAGACGAATTCAGCAGTTGCCGATGTTGGTGTTAGTTCAGATGGTGAATTCCATGGCA